CGTATGAAAAGTTTGTCCGTGATCGTGCTGTTGCTGCACGTCCACCTGGTGCGCCCGCACAACCAGTTGCACCAACGATTACTCAAATTGTTGACCCCAGTAATCCAAATCAAATGATCACCATTGATGCTCGTCGTTATCAGGGCGGTGGTGTAGGATCGGTAGGTGTTCTTGGTGTAGGCGGCAAGGAACCAACTGCTGCATTGCGAACTAA